ATAAATGTAAGTGGTATTATTAATAAATCCAGTAGTATGTGTTTGTCGTGTGTCGTTGTTGGTCATGTTCATACGAACTGCATCTTCAACCTTAACCCAACGAGTTCCATCAAACCTAAACAGTCTGTTAGGCATAAAATCTGTACGAAGGAAAAAATCATCAGGTCCTGGTGATTCAGGAAACTGTATGCCATGCCCAAAGTCATAACCGTTTTGCGGAAAGCCATCCCCAACTAAAAATCCTGTGTAACCTGTTCTTACAGGACGCTTATTGCTTTCAAGAGCAGTGATTGTTGTTATACTTGCATCAAGTGAACTAGTGTCAGATGTATTAAGGGTAGTCTTGCCCTTTTCGTCAACTGCTAAAGTATAAAATTGTCTAGTTTCGTAACCACTTTGTGGACTATCTGCTTCTGCTTGTAGAATAACAGCGTCATTAATCTCTAGTTCTTTGGCTCGTGTGCTGAGTATTTCTCTCAGAGTCTTATCAGTAGGATCACCGTTAGCATCAACTGCTGGTTTATCAAGAATGTCAGCAAATTGTTGAGCATCAGTAATCCTTTTAAGTCTTAGTCTGTACAAATGAGGATACCATGTAGCACTAAAACCTTCACTTGCACGACCAACATCTTCTATTACATAGTATCTTGGTAATCCAATTTCATATTCATTTAACGCAAAATTATCTCGTAAATGCGGCAACTCTAAAACATCACCGCTAATAGGTTTACGACCAACATATTTGATAAAATCATTAATATGCACAGTCATATAAATTGTGTCGTTATCAATAAACAAACCAAATTGGCTTAGGTTAAAGTCAATATTTTGTACGTTATAGTGTCCGCGAATTCTGTAGATTTCTTCGTCGTATTTTCTATCGCGATTTTCTAAAAACAGCAAATCTTGAATGTTTGTTTCTTTAACCGCATCATATATAGGCTGATCTGCGGTGCCTTCTGTGGCAATTTTAGGGCCTAGATACTTGTGCAAATACACATCCGTACCGCCAACCTGAAACATCTCAGAAATCTGGCGATCCATAAATTTGTAGTCTTGCCCTCTTTCGGGTTTGTATAATGATAAACGTGGCATAATGATATTTATCGCTAGATAAATATACTAGGAGAACTTAATATGGCAGATATTTACCCAACAGATCCAGGTGAATCCGACAGCACTATAGAGCGTAATAAAGCATTTGATTACGTTAAAACCATGTTGGGCGATGGAATGGTTGAAGTAGAACTAGATCCAAAGCACTATGAAATAGCACTAGATCGTGCTCTAACAAAGTTTCGTCAGCGCAGTAGTGCAGCAGTAGAAGAAAGTTACATGTTCTTAGAACTAATGCAGGACGTTAACGAATATAGACTGCCAAATGAAGTAATTGAAGTACAAAGTATTTTTAGACGTGCAGTAGGTTCACGTAGCGGTTTAGGTGCAGGCGGAACATTGTTCGAGCCATTCAACTTGGCGTACACAAACAGCTATTTGTTAACTGGTAGTATGATGGGCGGACTAGCAACCTACGAATTATTTGCGGGTTATCAAAAACTAGTTGGTCGTATGTTTGGAGCATATATTGAATTCAAATGGCGACAAAGCAATCACGTACTAACTATTCTACAGCGTCCATTTGCACAAGGTGAACAAGTGCTATTACGCACACACAACTATCGTCCTGATTTTGTACTGCTTCAAGATATCTATGCAAAACAGTGGTTGTATGATTATACTCTAGCAGTTTGTAAGCAGATACTTGGTGAAGCTCGTAGCAAGTTTGGAAACATCGCTGGCCCTGGCGGCAGCGGCATACAACTTAACGGTACAGCACTCAAAGCCGAAGGCGACAAAGAAGTTGAAAAACTTGAAAAAGAAATTTACGAACTAGTACCAGGCGGCACTCCATACACATTTGTAATTGGTTAAAAAACTTTTGACCTTGTAATAATTCTGTTATATACTAGAACTATTACAGGGGAGTTCTATGATCATTGGAGTATGCGGTTTCATTGGATCGGGCAAAGACACTATTGCCGATTATCTAACAAATTACCATGGTTTTCGAAGAGAAAGTTTTGCTAACACACTAAAAGATGCTGTTAGTAAAGTTTTTGGATGGGACCGAACACTCTTAGAAGGGCGAACTAAACAAGCCCGCGAATGGCGTGAACAAGTAGACCCATGGTGGGCAGAACGTTTGAATATGCCCAATCTAACTCCTCGTTGGGTTCTGCAATATTGGGGCACAGAAGTTTGTCGTAAAGGTTTCCACGATGATATTTGGATTGCCAGCTTAGAAAACAAACTTCGTAATTCTACCGATGATATTGTTATAAGCGACTGTCGTTTTCCTAACGAAATTGAAAGTATTCGAAAAGCAGGCGGGATTATTGTATGGGTACAACGGGGTGAATTACCAGAATGGCATGAGGATGCAGTAAACGTCAATAGAGGCCCTAACGGAAATGTTAGATGGGCATTGAGCAAAAGTAACCTAGATAAATTTAAAATACACGCCAGCGAAACTGCGTGGGTTGGTACTAAATTTGATCACATATTTGACAACAATGGCAGTATAGACGAATTGTTTGGTAAAGTTAAAGGTCTGGTACTAAATCACCTTGACGCCAACGAATCCCCTCTTTATGCAGGACACGCTGACAGTTTGCACACACAGTCTTAAGATTTGTATGTTTACAGTTGTTTAAATCACCATCAACGTGAAAAACTGCAAACACTTCTTTATGCGGTGACTTAAATCCGCATTTATCGCAGATATTTTTTATCTTATAACCTGCACGAAACCATCGTGCTATACCCGCATACTTGCCACCTTTAAGGCAAGCTTCGCACAATTTACGATAGTAAGTTCGACCGTTTTTAATATAGTTTACTGCTGCTGGTCGAAAACCGCATGTACATAAAGGTCTCATAACGATATTTAAGCCTTTTCGATCCCTTTTTGATAGTTGATAACTAGTGTAAAAAGCCAAAATCCACTAAATACAAATAGGAATATAGCATTCATGGAGATCACAAAATGGCTCAACTAAGTTCACCAGGCGTAAGCGTAACAGTTATTGACGAAAGTTTTTATACTAGTGCCGCTCCCGGAACAACCCCTTTAATTATTGTTGCATCAGAGCAAGACAAAGCAAATGGTGCAGGTACTGGTACAGCACAAGGTACAACTCAAGCAAATGCCGGTAAAGTATTTTTATTGACAAGTCAAAAAGATTTATCAGATACATTCGGAACACCAAGTTTCAAAACTGATGCAAACAACAATCCAATCCACGCTGGAGAGCAAAACGAATACGGTCTCCAAGCAGCTTACAGTTATTTAGGTGTTAGCAATCGTGCGTATGTAGTACGTGCAGATGTTGACCTAGCACAGCTAGAAGCAACACCACATGCGCCAGCAGGACAGCCTGAAGATGGACAATTATGGTTTGATACTGGAAGTACAAAATTTGGTATTTTTCAATGGAATAGCTCAGCTGCTACAACAACAAGTGGGCAGACATTTACTAACAAAGTTCCACTAATTATAACAAGCGACGATCAACTTTCTGGAAGTGCTCCAAAAGCTAGTGTTGGCTCTGTTGGCGATTATGCTATTGTTTCAAAAGATGCTGAATATTCTTTATGGTTTAAAAAAGCAAAAACAGATACTTCAGCAGGTATTTGGGTAGAAGTTGGTTCTTCTAACTGGGTCGCAAGTTGGCCTGCTGCACAAGGCGGAATTAGTAACCCAACATTGCTTTCTGGTGATACACTATCTATCACAGTTGATGGAAACACAAACAACTACACTGGTCATACTTCATTGACATCATTAGTAACTGACATTAATACTGTTAGTCAAGGCGGTGGCGATGAAACTGATGCACACGGTATTACTGCAGCAATTATTAATAATCGTTTAGAACTATATACAACAGGTTTAGATTTTTCAGTAAGCGGAACCAGTGTACAAAAACTAGGACTAGTTCCAACGCCAACAGGCTACGGAACAACTGGAACTTTTAAAGCTCCAACACTTAAGATTAGCCCACACTATACAGTTCCAGATTTCAAACGTTCAAGTTCAAGCGTTCAAGGCGTCCCAACTGGATCTGTATGGGTCAAAACAACAGAACCAAATTTAGGTGCTCGTTGGAGAATTAAAGTATACAACAGCGCAACTGGCAGCTGGACTGAAAAGTCTGCTCCATTGTACGGTTCAAACGCTGAAGCATTAAAGAATTTAGATGCATCAGGTGGCGGCATTAATTTAACACAGAATTCATTGTATGTAAAATACAACATTGAAGAGCAAACAACAAATGATAATCCAAACATGGCAAACTTTAAAATTTATGCCCGTAGATTATCAGGAGCAACAGAAATTGTTTCTTTAAGCTCATTCTCAAGTTTTGCAACCGCAGGAAGTAATTCATTCACAATTCAAGAAACTGTTAAAGGTAAAACAACACTTTCAGATCCATTGACAGTAGAATTTACAGGATCAGCGGGTATAGATGAATTTGTTTCTGCACTTTCAGCTAAGTTAAGTGATGCAACTTGGGGTTCTAACCCAATCACAAGCCGAGTTTCTGTATCTAAAACTTCAACAGGAACAGTTTTAATTCGTCATAACGATGGCGGCGACATTCACTTTGCTGATTTATCAGGTTCGGCAATTGGAGACTTGTTTACTCCTTATACTGTTGATGTAAACGGTGTTGGCCAAGGAACAGCAAACTTCTACACTGACATCGATCAAGGACATGACTTTATTGCTACACTATGGAGTCCATACGCAGATGTTACAACAAGTGACACAGCTCCAACTACAGAAGCAGCAGATGGTCGCTTATGGTACAACTCAATGGTTGATGAAGTTGATATCCTAGTACACAATGGTAGTACATGGGTTGGTTATCAATACGAAGCAGGCGCTGGTCTTTCTAATACTGCATCTCCTTATTGGTCAGCAACTAACGAAGAATTAACTGATCCTAAAGGACCAATTGTATCAGCTACAAAACCAAAAACACAATCAGACGGTACAAATCTAGTTACTGGCGATCTATGGATTGATACTAGCGATTTAGAGAATTATCCATCATTGTACAAATACAATGCAGATTTAGGTAAATGGATTGCTATCGATACTGGTGACCAAACAACAGAAGACGGCATTATTTTTGCAGATGCTCGTTGGGGTGTAGACGGTGGAACATCTACAGCACCAACAGAAAGCACAATTGAAGAACTACTACAAAGCGACTTCTTAGATCCAGATGCTCCAGATCCAGCACTATATCCAAAAGGAATGTTGCTATGGAATCTACGT